ACATAAGGGAGATAGCCCTGCATAGTTGAGAATCTCTTACTTAACTCTGTAGACTGGGTAGTACTCTCTCTGCCCTACAAAGCTTAAAGGGGGATGCAGGCTACCTCCCCCCCCTCCCTATATATCTATAGCATGGTTATACATTTTTAGCAATATAGGATGTCAACCAGTTTAGTCGGGTTTAATAGACTACATAGGTCTTGTAGGTTTGTTGTGTTGTGTGGATGTTATCTAAGGTAGGATAGACTGTAAAGTCTACTAAGTGGAGTCTCCAAATGCTAAGGGTTTAACAGTCTCGGAGACAAGCTCCATCATACAGGTCAGAGAACATTTTGTCAAGTACTTCTTGACTTTTTATTCATATGACTCTATACTGGTTTACATGAATAGCATTATACCTACGCAACAAACTAGCCGAGAGCTTACAGATAAACAACAATTATTTCTTGACAGTCTAGTAGAAACACAGGGAGATGCTAAACAAGCAGCAGCCTTAGCAGGTTACTCAGGTGGGCACTACCAAGTCTTGAAGTCTTTGAAGAATGAGATACTAGAACTAACTAAAGATGTGTTAGCACACAACGCACCTAAAGCAGCTTTTAAACTCTTAGAAATCATGGACTCCAATACACCCATACCTCAAGCCAGTAATAAACTAGTAGCTGCACAATCTTTATTAGATCGTGTAGGAGTTTCTAAGTCTGAGAAGTTAGATATAAACATGCAAGCATCAGGTGGTATCTTTATAATGCCTGATAAAGCACCAATAGAAGTACAAGCAGAGGACGTTGAGTATGCCCACGAAGAAGAAAAGTAATAAGTCTACAGTAAACGAAGCAGGCAACTACACAAAGCCTGCATTACGTAAAAGACTATTCAATAAGATTAAAGCAGGAACTAAAGGTGGTAAGGCAGGTCAATGGTCTGCACGTAAAGCTCAGATGTTAGCAAAAGAATACAAAGCAGCAGGAGGAGGTTATAAGTAATGGCACTTAAAAAATCACAGAAGTCTTTAAAGAAATGGGGAACTGATGACTATACTACTCCTAGTGGTAAACCATCTGGTAAAACAGGAGAAGTTTATTTACCTAAAAAACAAATAACAAAACTTAAATCAACTCCAAAGGGTAAAAAGAAATTAGCAAAAGCTAATACAACAAAACGTAAAGCTACTGCACAAGGTAAACAACATGCAAAGCATGGACTACATAAAGGAAAGAAAAGATAATGGCAAAGAAAGATAGCAGATTAGAAAGAGCAGGTGTTAGTGGTTATAACAAACCTAAAAGAACTCCCAGTCATCCTAAGAAATCACACGTAGTTGTGGCTAAAGTAGGAGATAAAATTAAAACCATACGCTTTGGAGAACAAGGAGCTAGCACAGCAGGCAAACCTAAAGCAGGTGAGTCTGATAAGATGAAGGCTAAACGTAAAAGCTTTAAGGCTAGGCACGGAAAGAATATAGCTAAAGGAAAGATGTCTGCAGCTTACTGGGCTAATCATTCTAAGTGGTAAGATGAGTAAAGGTAATCAAATAGGAAGTGATGAAGCTCCTGTAACTTTCAGGTCTACTATAGCAGGTAAAGGTTCTAAAGCAAGACCCGGAGTATACAGCAAAGAGTATCGTGATAATTTCGACAAGATTTTTAACAAAGATAAAAAGTAATGGCATACTCACAAAAAGTACTAGACAGGTTTGATAGTGTCTTAAACAATCCTAACAAACATTCAGTAGGTAGATTTGATCCTGAAGACCCTAACGTAGCAACAGGCATGACAGGAGCACCTGCATGTGGAGACGTTATGCGATTACAACTTAAACTAAACGGAGACAAAATCGAGGACGTTAAATTTAAAACGTATGGTTGTGGTAGTGCTATAGCATCCAGTACTTTGTTTGTTGAAATGTTAAAGGGCAAGACAGTTGCAGAAGCAAAGCTTATTAAAGACAAAGACATTGCAGAAGCTTTAGAGCTACCTGCAATTAAGTTACATTGTTCTGTTCTAGCAGAAGATAGTATAACAAAAGCTATTGAAGATTGGGAAACCAAAATAGCACACAGGAGACACAACCAGACATGAAAGAAGGTTACATAAAGAAGAAGACATCCACCATACCTTTTGGTTATGCGGTTGATCCTGCAGTAAAAGGTTATTTAAAACCTATAGAAAAACAAATACACGCTTTAGATGTAGTGTCTAAAATGGTTAAGGGTAATGAGATTAGTTTAGCAGTTGCAGTAGATTGGTTAGAAGCTAGTACAAGCAGAAAACTATCACGCATGGGATTAAAAAAACACATAGATAAAAAGTATGACAGACAAAAAGAAGACGACATCGGAAATAAATTCAACTCACTACTTGACAGATTCTAATGGAAGCCCTATACTAAACAAGGACGGATCGCCTCGAAAGAAAGGTGGTAGACCTAAGGGTTCTAAGTCAAAGTATTTTTTATCTAGTAAACAAAAGAAAAAGAATTCTGCGAAAAGAGCATTAACAGCAAAGAGGAAAACTGTTGAAAAACTCGAAAACAAATTACGATCCAAAAAACAAACACTCAAACAACAAGAAACCACAATCCGAAAGTTTGAGAACGCATCGGATGAAGAGACAGTATCAGCCCAAGGGAAGGTAGTTACAGAATCAGAAGTTAAACAACTTCCTGATTCAATTCAAGCTCATCTAGATGCAACGAATTCGTTTGTGGCTTTCATGCCTAATGAAGGACCACAAACAGACTTCTTAGCTTCAGACGAAAAGGATGTCCTTTACGGAGGAGCTGCAGGAGGTGGCAAAAGTTTTGCTATGTTGATAGACCCTTTAAGGAACTGTCATTATAAAGAACATAGAGCTTTAATACTTAGAAGGTCTATGCCAGAGTTAAGAGAACTCATAGACAAAAGCAGGGAACTATATCCAAGAGCATTTCCCGGAGCTAGGTTTAGAGAAGTAGAAAAGATTTGGAACTTTCCAAGTGGAGCTAAAGTAGAGTTTGGTTTCTTGGAAAAAGATGCAGACGTTTATAGATATCAAGGACAAGCGTATAGTTGGATAGGGTTCGATGAGATTACTCATCTACCTACAGAGTTTGGTTGGAATTATTTAGCTTCAAGGCTAAGAACAACAAATCCTGCTATTAAAACATATTTACGTTGTACTGCAAATCCCGGTGGCATAGGTGCTCATTGGGTTAAAAAAAGATACGTAGAATCATCAAAGCATAATACAAGTTTTGTAGGCAATGATGGTTTAACAAGAAAGTTTATTCCGGCTAAGTTGATGGATAATCCCTACTTAGCATTAGATGGTGAGTACGAACGTATGCTCCTTTCACTACCTCCGATCCAACGAAAACAACTATTAGAAGGTAACTGGGAAGTAAATGAAGGAGCTGCATTCGTAGAATTTGATCCGTCTATCCACGTAGTACCACCATTTGACATACCCTTACATTGGGAAAGAGTCAAGGGGATCGACTATGGGTACGCTTCGGAAAGCTGTTGTCTTTGGGCTGCTGTTGATCCACAAGATAAGACCCTCCTTATATATAGAGAATTATACCAAAAAGGGCTTACAGGTGAGGCACTCGGAGCACAGATTACTGAACGGGAAGAGAATGAGTATCGTTCTATTTCTGGAGTATTAGATACATCTGCTTGGGCAAGGACAGGTTATACAGGTCCTACGATTGGTGAAGCTTTAATAAAAGCAGGACATAAGTTACGAAGAGCAGACAAAAATAGAATAGCAGGAAAAGTGCAAATACACGAATATTTAAAACAAGCAAACAGAGAAAGCAGACCTAAGTTGCAAATATTTAACACTTGCCCTAGCTTAATAAAAGAATTGCAAGGTATACCTTTGTCAAAAGTTAATCCTGAAGATGTAGACACACATGCTCAGGATCACGCTTATGATGCATTAAGGTACTTAATAATGAGCCGACCTCGTATGGAAAGCTTAATGGAAAGAATGAGTGGATTTAAAAGAGAACTTTATAAACCTGCTGATTCAGAGTTTGGATATTAATAAATATATATAGAGAAAAATATGATGAATCAAAATGCAAGAAGAGTTATTAGGGTAGTACCTGTTATCACAGGAGATACTTATGCTAACAACGATGTTTTATTTAATAACACAGAAATACCATTAGCTGTAGGAAAACAAGGAGAATGTTCTAAACTTGTATCGGCTATGATTATTTCTAAATCTAATTCTGTATTTGATGGAGAATTGTTTTTCTGTCAAACTAATCAGTCTGTAGGTGCAGCTAACTCAGCACGAAACGTATCTGATGCTGATTTTGCAGCAGCTAAAGTAATGGGGACTTTAACACTTGATGGTTCTGCTGACGACTACAACTATGGTGGTGGTAGAATTTTTAGGTTTGATAACAACTTAGAAAGTGCGGGTGCAACAGATGGAGATCAAATAGCTAAAGCAAGATTTCCTCTTTTATTACAAGCAGCAGCAGGAACTACAAGTGTATTCTGTTTTATGTTTTTAGCAGGAACAGATGTTACTCCTGACTTTTCGGTAGGTGATATAGAATTAGTACTCGGAGTAGAATACTAATTACTATGAAAGATAACGACAATACATTTTTAAATGCTAACAATATTTATATAGATGTTGAAGGAGAATCCGGAAAAACTCTAAACCTAGAGATGGATCAAAAGGTAAATCTTGTTGGCATTATCAATAGTAGGTTTGCTACAGCCGAAGACTCAAGACAGGCTGATGAAACTAGATGGTTAAAATCTTACGAAAACTACAGAGGGCTTTACAAGAACTCAGTTAAATTTAGAGACAGCGAAAAGTCTCGTGTCTTTGTTAAGATAACAAAAACTAAAGTACTTGCAGCTTTCGGACAGTTAGTTGATGTTATTTTTGGAACAGGTAAGTTTCCTATAGGGATAGCTGAAACTAAATTACCTGAAGGTGAAATGGCTAACGCACATTTAAATACACAAAATGCAAATCCTAGTATAGAAACAACTCCTCCAAATGAAATAAAAGCTGAAGAAAAAGAAGAAAAAGAAAATCCTTTTAATGTAGGTTATAAAGGAGATGATAAAGTTTTAAAAGCAGGAGCTACATATAACGATGTAGAAAGTTTAGAACAAAAAGTTGCTGATGACCTTACTGAAGGTTTAGCTCCTATTCCTCAAATGCCTGAAATTAGTCCTGCACAAAAAGCTGCAAGACGCATGGAAAAATTAATCCATGATCAAATAGAAGAGTCTAATGGTTCAGCAGAAATAAGAAATGCTTTATTAGAATCTGCTTTGTTAGGTACGGGGATAGTTAAAGGACCATTTAATTTTAATAAAAAATTACATCAATGGGATTTAGAAGGTGAAGAAAGAATTTACAATCCATTAGAAGTTAGAGTACCAAGAATAGAATTTGTAAGTTGTTGGGATTTTTATCCTGACCCTGCTGCAACTAATATTGATGAGTGTGAATATGTAATACACAGACATAAGATGAATAAAAGTCAACTAAGGCAGTTAAGAAATATGCCTTACTTTGATAAAGAAGCAATTCGTACTTGTTTGCAATTAGGGGCTAACTACGTAGAAAAAGATTTTGAAAGTCAACTTAAAGATGACGATAGAAGTGATGAATCGTATGGAACTAACTTTGAAGTTCTTGAATACTGGGGAATCATGGATGCAGAGTACGCAAGAGAAGTAGGCATTAAGTTGCCTAAGTCTGTAGATGATTTAGATGAAGTACAAATAAATGCGTGGGTATGTGGAGACAAACTATTAAGAGCAGTCATTAATCCTTTTACTCCTTATAGAATACCTTACAACGCTTTCCCTTACGAAAGAAATCCTTATAACTTCTTTGGTATTGGAGTGGCTGAGAACATGGATGATTCTCAACAGATAATGAATGGACACGCTAGGATGGCTATTGATAACTTAGCACTAGCAGGTTCATTAGTATTTGATGTAGATGAGTCTGCCTTAGTAGGTGGACAATCAATGGATGTATATCCGGGAAAAGTATTTAGAAGACAATCAGGAATGCCGGGACAGTCTATTTATGGATTAAAGTTTCCTAATACAGCTCCTGAAAACATGATGATGTTTGACAAGTTCAGACAACTTGCAGACGAACAAACAGGAATACCAAGTTACTCTCATGGACAAACAGGTGTACAAAGTATGACAAGGACTGCTTCAGGCATGTCAATGTTACTAGGTGCATCGAGTTTAAATATTAAAACAGTTATAAAAAACTTAGATGATTTTTTATTAAAACCTTTAGGGGAGTCTTACTTTCAATGGAACATGCAATTCTTTGAAGGTGGTCTTGATGTTAAAGGTGATTTAGAAGTTAGAGCAACTGGAACAAATAGCTTGATGCAGAAAGAAGTACGAAGTCAAAGACTTACTATGTTCTTACAAACTGCACAGAGTCCTGCTATTGCTCCGTTTGTTAAGATTTCTAAACTCGTAAGTGAACTAGCCTACAGCTTAGATTTGGACCCTGATGAAATACTCAACGACCCTGAAGAAGCTGCAATAATGGCACAAATTATAGGAATGCAAAATGCTCAACAAACAACAGGCGAAGAACCTAGTCCCTCTGGTCAACAACCCTCAAATATGGCAGGCTCTGCAGGAGCACCTCAACCACCTCAGAACCTTGGAAGTACAGGGACTGGTGGGGGCAACATCGGAACAGGAAATGTTCCGCAGTCAGGGGAAACTACGTTTAGTGGCACACCTAGAGCAGTTGAAGGATGAAGTGTTAGAAGCAATAAATAGACAGGAACAATAATGACAATGACAGCAAACGAAAGAAGAGAAAGTAAGTTAAACGATCTTATGATTTCTGTAGGTGCTCAAATAGACAGAGAAGAAAAAGGTTTTCCAAAAAAAGAAATTAATAAAGCTCGTAAAAATTTAATTAAGAATGTAAGTGGAATGTACTCAGCAGAAGAAGTTAATAATTATTTACAAAACGAAAGAGATACTAGAGCAGAGGCTAAAAGAGAACAAGTTTTAAATGCTAATCCTTTACTAGAAACAAGACAAATAAGAAATGAGGGTGGGAACATAGAAGATCAAATGAGTTCTTTAATGTCACAAAAAGAAGAAGTCCCTATGCAAGAACCTATGGACGAACCTATGGACGAACCCATGAACGAACCCATGGACGAACAAATGACTAAAATGATGATGGAAAGAGAACAGCCATCTATGCTTCCAGATGAAGAAATGGAAGAAGATTATGTAGACTATGTTGTTGGAAAAACATTGTCTGAAGAAGATAATCAATATTTAATGAGCATGTTAGAACAAGATGATAGATTAAGTGTAATCTTTGATCAAGTTGTAGAAAGTGCTACAGAATTTTCAGGAGAAGGTCCTATTGAAGGACCCGGAACTGAGACATCCGATTCGATACCTGCAAGGCTATCGGACGGAGAATTTGTTATAACTGCAAAAGCGGTAGAAGAAATCGGAGAAGACACTTTAATGTCTATGATGAAAGATGCTGAAGCTGCTGCAGATGAAAGACAAATGGCTTACGAAGGTGGACCGATAAAAGAAGAGAAAGAAGTTATGGCTGCTCCCAAAGAGCCACAACAACAAAACATTAATGTAACTAAAAGCACACTTGATAATGGGGCATTATTGTCTCGTGACCAAGAAGACCTAGTAGGTAAAGCAGTTAAGGAAAACATGATGCTCGACCCTTATCAAAGACACGTAAGAAGCTAATAACCGATAGAGCTACCCTAAAATATTAGGCACTCTATCAAACAACAACCGAAAGGCTACCTTTACAGACAAGCCCTCTAGTCGACATAGAGCTACCTTGTGAATGAAGCCCTTAGTAGGAGAAAGAAAATGACTGAACAAGTCTTAAAAGAAGAAGAAGCTAATCCTTATAATTCAAAAAAAGATTGGCACGATGTAGAAGAAAAACCTTTTGTATCATCAGATAGTTTATTTTTTACACCTGAAAGTGAAGCGAAAGCAGACCCTGAAAGTGTAGAAGAAATAGAACAAGAAGTGAGTGAGGATAAACCTTACAAACGTCCTAACTATAAAAAACGATATGATGATTTAAAAAAACATTATGATTCTAAACTTGATGAGTTTAAATCTAGAGAACAAGAGTTAATGGACAAAGCCACTAGTAATAGACCGGCTTACCAAACTCCAAAGTCTCCAGAAGAACTTGAAAAATTCAAGAATGAGTATCCTGATGTGTACGAAGTTGTAGAAACTGTAGCTCACTTACAAAGTGAATCTAAGGCAAAAGTTCTAGAAGAACGTCTTAGTCAACTCCAAGAAAGAGAACAACATTTAATGCAACAAGACGCTTTACAAAGGTTAGCTGATAATCATCCTGATTTTGAAGATATCAAAAATAGCGATACTTTTCAAGATTGGACAAAGGAACAGCCTGAGTCTATTCAACAATGGATATTAGGAAATACCGATGATGCTGATTTAGCCTCTCGTGCTCTTGATTTGTTTAAAAAAGATTTTGGAATTGAAGCTTCTAATAAGAAACAGTCAAATTCAAAACCGACCAAGCAATCTGCTGCTGATATGGTCTCCACTAAAACAACTAGTGTAGATACAAGGCAAGAGAAAGTTTGGTCAGAAAAGGAGATTTCTGCAATGAGCGTAGCGGAGTTTGATAAATACGAAAGTGAAATCAGCGAAGCAATGCAACAAGGCAGGATCATAAAATAAACTATATAGTTTAATTAATAAACTATAATAACTACAAGGAGAATATCCCATGGCTCAATTTTTTGAAGCATCCACGGATACCAACAGTAACTTTGCTAACTCCGTTGCAGGACAAACTAATAGTTTCTTTTTACCTTCGGTTTACTCTAAAAAGGTTTTAAACTTTTTTAGAAAAGCCTCGGTAATTGAAGCTATTACTAACACCGATTATTCCGGTGAGATATCTGCGTTCGGAGACTCAGTTAAAATTATAAAAGAACCCGTTATTTCAGTAGAAGCCTACACAAGAAATACCGATACTACTCAAACCATGCTTACAGATGCTGAAACATCTTTAGTTGTTGATAGTGCTAATGCTTTCAAATTCATCGTAGATGATATTGAAACTAACATGTCACATGTCAACTTCAAAGAAGTTGCTTCTAGCTCTGCTGCATATGCTCTTAAAGATGCATATGACGCTGCTGTACTAGTTACTATGTTTGCAGGATGTTCTGCATCATCACCTAATCACATTTTAGGTGCTGACAATGCTACTGACCTAGCTGCAGGAACATTTGATGGAACAGGTAACTTAGACATAGGTTTTGGTTCGAGTGAACATGACCCTCTAGACCTTATGGGTAGAATGTCAAGACTATTAGACGAACAGAACGTACCTGAAGAAGGTCGTTGGTTTGTTGCAGGTCCTGATTTCTATGAAGTATTAGGACAATCTAGTTCTAAATTGTTATCTGTCGACTATAATGGTGGACAAGGTTCAATTAGAAACGGATTAGTTTCTAGTGGAAAGCTTCGTGGATTTGAAATGTACAAGTCAAATAACATAGCTGCAACATCTAATGCTGCAGGTAAAGTTTTGGCAGGTCAAATTTCATCTACTGCGACTGCTAACACAATTCTATCAACAGAAGTGTTAAGAGATCCAACATCGTTTGGTGACATTGTGAGAGGACTTCATGTTTTTGGTGCAAAAGTACTTAGAGATGAAGCGATTGTTAGTGCATTCTACGGAATTGACTAACTACTAAAACTTGGGGGAGTCTTCGGACTCCTCCTCTTTGTTTAACGCATAAAGTTTATAGGAGTAAATAATATGACAATCGAAAATATAAGAGATACTGGACGTAACTCAGCAAGAACAGTTGATGTTCGTGTATTAGCTGAAAAAATCCAAAAACCTTCAGATACTGAAGCAGTAGTTGCAACTAATGTAATTACAGCAGCAGAGTCAGGAACTCGTTTCGTAATGAATGTAGCAGCAGCTAAAGTCTCAACTCTACCGGCTCCGGCAGCAGGTTTAGAGTATTGGTTTTATGTTGGAGCAACAGAACCTACAGGTACTCATACAATAGTAACAGCATCAAGTGCTAATATTATTGTGGGTAACGTATCTTCTCCGGAAGATGCAGCAGGTCATGTAGCAACAGTTACAGATGCAGATACTATTTCATTAGTAGCTAGTAAAGCAGTTCATGGAGATTTTGTTCATGTCTGGTCTGATGGCACTAACTGGTATCTTACTGGACAATGTAAAGTTCAAGATGGTATTACAACAACTCAAGCGGGTTAGTAATATAGTCTAGGGCATTACCTAGTACCGATTCGTAAGTGGAGAAGGAATTTTATGTTCGCTTCTCCCTTACACTTTAATTAAAAAAAAAAGGAAAACAAATGTACGGAAAAGATAAAAAGAAAAAAATGATGTCTGGTGGCAAAGCTAAAAAGAAAATGATGTCTGGTGGTAGAGCTGCATATAGTGCAGGTGGAAACGCCATGCCTAAAGCAAAGCCTTGCTAAGATGAAAGGTGTAAAACATTATACCAAAGATGGTAAAGAATTTAAAGGTAACTCCCATAAGATGCCTAACGGAGATTTACATTCCGGTAAAACTCATGGTAAAACAAGTCAGAAGTTAGTCCACTTTAAAGACTTAAGTAAAACAGCACAGAAAAAAGCTAAAGGTAAAAAATAATGGCAACTTCATTTCTAACATTAACA